AACGCGATCCGCGCGCCGCGGCCCCCCGCGTCCCGGAGCGGGGGCTAGGGCCATGTTTCTCTCAAATATTTACATAAAATTTCGTTTGGCCTATAACTATCCTATAAAGCAGTATATTATCCCATAAATAACTAGGGTCCCCCGATGAATGTTAACCTGAACCACGCGCAGCAAGAAAAGGCCCTGAAGCTCGAATTGAGGCTCGCCCAAATCGCCAAGAACGAGGCTTGTCAGGAAAACTTTTTGGACTTTGTTCGATCCCAGTGGCCGGAGTTTATTGCTGGAAGACACCACAAAATTATCGCGGAAAAGCTTGAGCGGGTCGCGAGCGGCGAACTAAAGCGTTTGATTATCAACATGGCTCCGCGGCACACGAAGAGTGAGTTTGCCTCGTTTTTGTTTCCTGCTTGGATGATGGGCAGGAACCCTAGCATGAAGATCATTCAGGCGACGCACACGACGGAGTTGGCGGTTAACTTTGGTCGGAAGACTAAGAACCTTTTGGACATGGACAGTTACAAGGAGGTTTTCCCTGACGTTAAGTTGGCTGCGGACAGCAAGGCGAGTGGTCGGTGGGACACGAGTGCTGGCGGGATGTATTATGCTGTTGGTGTTGGTTCGAATTTGGCTGGTCGTGGCGGTGATTTAATTATCATTGACGACCCTCATTCGGAGCAGACGGCGATGAGTGCTCATGGTTTTGAGGATGCTTGGGATTGGTATACTGGGGGCCCTCGGCAGCGTTTACAGCCGGGTGGCAGCATAGTTTTGGTACAGACTCGTTGGTCAGAGAAGGACATGACGGGTCAGTTATTGCGGGCGATGGCAAAGGACCCTTTATCGGATCAGTGGGAGGTTGTTGAGTTACCTGCTATTTTTGAGGATGAGACTCCTTGTTGGCCTGAGTACTGGAGTTTAGAGGATTTAACCGCGGTCCGCGCATCTATACCTCCGAGCAAGTGGAATGCTCAGTATCAGCAGAATCCTACAGGTGAGGAGAATGCGATCATTCCTCGGGATTGGTGGCGTCGTTGGGATAAGGAGGTTGTTCCTCAGTTAGAGTATGTGATTCAGAGTTATGACACGGCTTTTAGCAAGCGTGAGACGAGTGACTTTAGTGCTATTACGACTTGGGGTGTATTTTATCCAAACGAGGGTGGTTCGGGTCCTAATTTAATATTGTTGGATAGTAAGAAGGGTCGCTGGGATTTTCCTGAATTGAAGTCTATTGCGTTTGAGGAGTATCAGTTTTGGGACCCCGACACTGTAATTATTGAGGCGAAGGCGAGTGGGATGCCTTTGACGCAGGAGCTACGGAATGTTGGTATTCCTGTTGTAAATTTCACACCTAGTCGTGGTAATGACAAGGTAAGTCGGGTACATGCTGTTAGTCCTATGTTGGAGTCTGGCATGGTTTGGGCCCCTGACAAGCCTTGGGCTGATGAGTTAATTGAAGAGGTTGCGGCGTTTCCTAATGGGGAGCATGACGATTTGGTTGACAGCATGACCCAAGCTCTGATGAGGTATCGTCAGGGTAATTTTGTCCAGTTACCAACAGATGATTGGCAAAACGAAGAAGAATCTGTTAAGGTGCGGGCATATTATTGACGGAGGGCCTTATGGCTATTGGCGGATTGATGGACACGACTAACGTTCCTAGTCAGTTAGACGAGGAAGATTTACGCGCAGAAGTTGAGTTAGAGGTTCCGGATTCTGGTGCTGACCCTTATTTGATGGCGTCTGACTTGGGCTCTGATGGGCTTGATATTGAGATCATTGAGGAGGACAACGGGGACGTTACTGTTGATTTTGATCCCAGTGCGTCTTTGGATGACATGGAGGGTGGTTTTAGCGATAACTTGGCTGAGTATCTTTCTGATTACGAGCTTTCTCGCATTTCCAGTGATTTATCCAGTGAGTTTGACAGTAACAAGGCGTCTCGTCAGGAGTGGGAAGATACTTATTCCAATGGCTTAGAGTTGTTAGGATTCAGTTATTCTGAGCGCAGTCAGCCGTTTCGCGGTGCGAGTGGCGTTACGCATCCTTTGTTAGCGGAGGCTGCTACTCAGTTTCAGGCTCAAGCTTTTAATGAGTTATTGCCTTCTTCGGGTCCTGTCCGGACGGCTATTATGGGTGAAGAGACTCGTGAAAAGGCGTCTCAAGCGCAGCGTGTTCGTCAGTTTATGAATTATTATCTGACTAATGTTATGGAGGATTACACTCCTGACATGGATCAGATGTTGTTTTATTTACCGTTGGCGGGGAGTACGTTTAAAAAGGTTTACTTTGACGAGGCTATGGGCCGGATTGTTAGTAAGTTTGTTCCTGCGGAGCAGTTAGTTGTTCCTTATGAGACTTCTGACTTGGATACTTGTCCTAATATCACTCAGGTTGTCCGCATGGGTTTAAACGATTTGCGCAAGATGCAGGTCGGCGGCTTTTATTTAGACATTCCTGTGACTCCGGTTCAGCAAGATTCGGACTCTGTAGAGACTGAAATGGACCGTATTAACGGCATGGAAGCTTCCCAGATCGATTATGACTGCACTTTGTTGGAGTGTCATGTTGATTTGGACTTAGAGGGTTACGAGGACCGTGATGAAGATGGCGAGCCTACTGGTATTAAGTTGCCGTACATTGTTACGATTTCTCAGGACAACGGTCAGGTGTTGGCGGTCCGTCGTAATTATTTAGAGGAAGATGAGCAGCGTAAGAAGATACAATACTTTGTGCATTACAAGTTTTTGCCGGGGTTTGGTTTTTACGGACTTGGCTTGATTCATACTATCGGTGGTTTGTCGCGCACAGCTACATCGTCACTTCGTCAGTTGATTGATGCGGGTACGTTGTCTAATCTTCCGGCTGGTTTCAAGGCCCGCGGCCTGCGGATCAGGGACGACGACGAGCCTTTACAGCCGGGTGAGTTTAGGGATGTTGACGCTCCGGGCGGTGCTATTCGTGACAGTTTGATGCCTTTACCGTTTAAGGGACCGGATCAGACGTTGTTTCAGTTGTTGGGTTTTGTTGTACAGGCTGGTCAGCGGTTTGCGACCATTACTGATATGAAGGTTGGCGACGGGAATCAGAACGCGGCCGTCGGAACTACGATAGCGATGTTGGAGCAGGGTTCTCGTGTTATGAGTGCTGTTCACAAGCGGCTTCATTATGCGATGCGTCAGGAGTTCAAGATTTTGGCTCGTGTTATGAGCGAGACTTTACCTCCGGAGTATCCTTATAGCATTGAGGGTGCGGATCAGTCTGTTATGGCGACGGACTTTGACGACCGTGTGGATGTTATTCCTGTTTCGAATCCGAATGCTTTCAGTCAGTCTCAGCGTATTTTGTTGGCTCAGACGAAGTTGCAGTTAGCTAGTCAGGCTCCGGACATGCACAACATGCACGAAGTTTTCCGTGACATGTATGAGGCGTTGGGTGTTACGGATGTTGATCGTTTAATGAAGTCGGTTCCTGATGAGGATTCGGTTCCTTTGGACCCTGCGCAAGAAAACATCAACGCTTTGGACAACATCAAGCTGGAAGCGTTTCCGGGTCAAAACCACCAAGCGCACATCATGGCTCACTTGGTGTTTGGGGCGAGTCCGATGGTTGGTCAGTTACCTCCTGTTGCTTTGTCTATGCAGAAGCACATCATGGAGCACGTTAAGATTGGTGCGGAAGAGCAGGCTATGTCTCAGATGCAGCAAGCTGGACCGCTGCCCGCGGATCAACAGGAGATGCAGTATCAGATGATGGTTGCACAGTTTGTTGCGGAGGGTATGCAACAGGTCAAGCAGCTTTCTGGACAAGTCTCTGGTCAGGGTCCCGATCCTTTGCTACAGTTGAAAGAGAAAGAGTTGGAGATAAAGGCTCAGTCCGAGCAGGCGGATTCTCAGATCGATCAGGCGAAATTGCAGCTTGACGCTCAGAATCAGCAGATGCGCGGCGAGCAGTTTCAGCAGCGTCTGGCGAGCCAAGAGGCTCAGACGGACAAACGGATTGAGAGTGCTATGCAACGCGAGTTGTTAAAACAGAGAGGACAGAACAATGGCTAAAGTAAAGGTAAACGGTTCAGCACCGGGTCCCGCTCCAAAAGCGGTTCCTTACGCAGATATTAAGGGCCAAGGGCGCATTCCTTATGGGAAGACTGCGGATGTTAAGGCTCCGTCTATGTCGGGCCGTATCGGCGTTGCTCGTGGAATGGGTGCGGCCAAGCGTGGCGGCGGTTATACTGAGTGCTAGGCTGTGGAAATTGCGGCACTTTGGAACGTCGGATTAACTGCGGCAGTAGGGTTTGTTGGTTGGTGGGCTAAGACTCAGCACGACGAAGTTAAACGTGTGCAAATTCTTTTGAACCGGACCCGCGAGGAGATGGCGAAGGAATATGTAACAAAAACAGATAGTTCGGCTGTAATGGGCCAGATTGTTGCTCGTTTTGATAGGATTGAAGAGAAAATAGACCGTTTGATGGAGCGGTGATATGTGGTGCGTTGTCCATCCAGACGCCTACTGCCCTGCGAGGTACATGGACACATGATTGATCCTGTAACAGCGGTTGGACTAGCCACAAGTGCTTTCAATATTCTCAAGCAGGGTATTAGCGCGGGAAAAGATATTCAAGAAATGAGCGGCACTTTGGCTAAGTGGGGAGCCGCTTTTTCTGATTTTCAGTATGCTGAAGACAAAACAAAGAACCCTCCTTTTTACAAGATGATGTCTGACAATAGCGCAAGCGCCATTGAAATCTTTGCCCAGAAAAAGAAGATGGAGGCCATGCGGAAGGAAATAAAAGACCATATATCATGGACTTACGGGCCATCAGCTTGGGAGGAAGTACTTGCTATCGAAGGTGAGATGCGCCGCATCCGCAAGGAAGAGGCTTATAAAAAGCAGGAGGCGATAGACAACGCTATCAACTTTGTAGTTGGAGCGGTTATATTTATTATCGCCGGGGCTGGTGTGGTTACAGGATTTTATTACTTAGGTAGATATCAGGGGAAGTGGTGATGTGGTTTTTAATCTGGTTTCAAGTTATGAACAACAATATCGAACACTATCAACTCAATCAGTTTCCAACTGAGAAAGAATGCAAAGAAGCTCTTGAGGATGCAAAAGTCTTAATTACTACGAGCCAAACAACGGTGTATTGTTTTGAGGTTATACCGCAATAAGAGGGGTGATTACGTTGTATATGACAAATACGGAAAAGTTGTTATAATAACGCACCACAAGCATCGCGCGGTTGCTTATGCGAGG